TTTATCAGGAGCCTAAGAAATGACAACAATCAATGACATCAGAGAGGACTTGATCACTGTTTTTAATGGATTGCGTGACGGGACAATGGAGCCGAAGCAGGCATTCGAGATCAACAACACAGCAGGCAAGATTATTTCTTCAGCAAAGGTCCAGCTTGCATACCATGCGATGCGCGGCGAGTCTCCCAGGATTCCGTTTCTGGATGCGATCTTGCCGGATTAGGAATGGGCGCAATGAAGAAACTCCCCGACTTCCACCGAGTGGCACCCGAACACAAATGGGTAGATGAGCAACTGAACAACTGGGCGCGGTGGTGCCGGGACTCTCACGGCATCCGGATTTCCCCAGGGTTTGAGTTGTACGCGCCGGACAACTATGACCGAGCAGCCCCGAAGAAGCCCTGTGACGTGAATGCAGCCCTCAAGGTGCAGGACGCCATTCGAGAGCTAAGCGTGAGCCATCGGAAAGCCATCCAATGGCACTACGTGCATCCCGTCAGCCCAGCCAGGCGAGCCAGAGAACTGAAGGTGAGCACGTCAGGATTGAACGATCTTGTGAATGAAGCGAGGACGATCCTCGATAGGGTATTGACACGAACCATGAAACGTGAGATACAATACGCTACCGCCTGAGCGAATACGCATAGTGGGTAAAGCCAATCAGGGATATTGCGTCCCAAGCGAAAGCTGAATGATTGGCCCCGAGCAGGCAAAGCCGCAGATTTAACGATCTGGCGGCTTTTCTATTTTGTCGATGAGTGTCCGGGCTGACGGGCTAATGACCACGCTAGGGGTGAAGGATCAGGCCCACGTAAGCAGCAATGCGAGAAGTTAAAAGCCGACCAGGGTATCGGAAGCAACCTTTCCTCAAGCTGGAGATCAGCGCCGGCCATCGACGCCTATTTCTTCGTAGCCTGCAATGGCCTCAACCCGGCCCAATTATGCGACTCATGTGCGCCGGGCTGGCCCTACTTAGTCGTGGGCAAACACTAAGCACCACTCGCCCCCAGCAATAGCGCCTTTGCCTCCTTTCAGGCCGCTGGGTGGTGTGGTGGAGATTCGACCAACCTTCGAGGAGTCGAGATGGATAAAGAAACGACAGCCAAACCAAAACGAAAGGCCACAGGTGCTGCTGCGAATGGTGCAGGGCCTGGAAGACCGAAAGGCAGTGTGAACAAGACGACTGCCGCAATCAAGGACATGGTGATTCAGGCGCTCAGCGATGCTGGCGGGGTTGAATACCTTGTGGGGTGTGCGAGCAATCCGCGGACTGCTGCCGCGTTTCTCGGTCTGGTGGGCAAGGTGCTGCCGATTCAGGTGACTGGAGAGGACGGCGGCGCAATCAAAACCGTCACTCGCGTTGAGATCGTCGCGCTGACGCCAGACAAGTGAGCACAGCGCAGATAGCCATTCCGCCAAAGCTGATCCCGATCTTCAATGGGCCAGCGGACGTAAGGGGAGCATACGGGGGCCGGGGATCGGGCAAGACTCGATCATTCGCCAAGATGGCTGCCTTGTGGGGTTATCGGCACGGCATTACCGGCACGAGCGGAATCATCCTTTGCGCCAGGCAGTTCATGAACTCGCTGGAAGACTCCTCTTTGGAGGAAGTCAAGCGGGCCATCGAGGATGAGCCATTCCTTGCTGCCTACTACGAGATCGGCGACAAGTACGTCAAGAGCAAGGATGGACGCATCAGCTTCTCTTTTGCTGGCCTGGATCGGAACATCGCCAGCATCAAATCCAAGGGCCGCTTGCTTCTGGTTTGGGTTGATGAGGCTGAGCCAGTCACGGATTCAGCCTGGACAACGCTGGAGCCGACACTTCGAGAGGAAGGATCGGACTGGAGCGCTGAGCTTTGGATCACATGGAACCCGAAGCGCAAGACGGCGGCAGTTGAGACGCGGTTTCGTCAGTCGAAAGACCCGCTGGTCAAGATTGTCGAGCTCAACTGGAAGGATAACCCGAAATTCCCTGCCAAGCTGGAAAGGCAGCGACAGAGGGACAAGGCAGAACGTCCGACGCAATACGCGCATGTGTGGGATGGAGACTTCGAGACGGTAAACGAGGGAGCGTACTTTGCTTCCGATCTGGTGAAGGCCAAGGAAGAGGGGCGAATCGGGATTGTTCCAGTTGATCCCCTGATGACTATCAGGCTTTATGCCGACTTGGGCGGCACCGGCGCAAAGGCTGACAACTTCGTGTTCTGGGCGGCGCAGTTCATTGGCATGCAGATTCGTGTGATCAATCACTACGAGGTGCAAGGGCAGCCAGGTTCAGCGCATTTGGAATGGCTGAGGACACAAGGCTACACGCCAGGCAAGGCACAGATTTGGCTGCCTCACGATGGCGACAAGCAAGACAGCGTGTTTGATGCCAGCTACGCCAAGCACTTTGAAGAGGCTGGCTACTCGGTCGAGGTTGTGCCCAACCAAGGCAAGGGCGCAGCAAAGCAACGTATTGAGGCGGTAAGGCGCAAGTTCCCCGCCATCTGGATCGATGAGACGAAATGCCAGGGCGGAATAGATGCCCTGGGCTGGTATCACGAAAAGAAAGACGAAGAGCGCGGCATTGGTCTTGGTCCTGAACACGATTGGGCCAGCCATAGCGCGGACGCTTTTGGGCTGATGTGCTTGACGCATGAGATTCAAGGTCAGGGCATGAAGCCCATCAACTACAAGAAACGGATGCTCGCATGAAACACGAATACGCAGACGGTTCAGCCCGATATGGCACGCCGCCTTTCCCGAAGCTGTCTCCGAAAGAGGAGGCTGCCGGAAAACAGGAGCCCGAAGAGACTAAAGACGCGAGCAACTCTATTCCAGTCGCCGCCGTTTCTCCACGTCGCGCTCGAGGCGCACCGAAAGCTGCTGACTGATGGCAAGAATGTCGGATGACGATCTGCTGCTGCATCTCCAGGCTCTGGAAGATGCTGCATCGGACTACGGCGAGGTAGTTGAACGCCAGCGCGAGGTGTCGCTGCGCGAATACTACCGGGAGCCGTATCCGAGCGATGAAGAGCTTGAAGGCTGGTCGCGCATCGTCACGTCCGAGGTTCAGGACACCGTTGAATGGATCTTGCCGGAGTTGCTGGAAGTTTTCACCAGCACTGATGAGGCGGTCGTATTCGAGCCCACCAGGGCTGAGGATGTTCAGGGCGCAGAGCAGGCAACGGACTGCTGCAACTACGTCTTCTACAAGCAGAACAATGGCTTCCTGACGCTCTACACGGCGTTCAAGGATGCACTGATGGCGCAAAACTGTGCCGTGATGTGGACCAAGGAACAGCGGGACTCTCGTGACGTGCAAATGTTGCAAGGGGCGCCCGCTGAAGTTCTTGCTATGGCCGAGGCCGAAGGGTTTGAAATCGAGCAGGCTGCGCCGGTCATGGGCGCCATGGCTCCGCTGTTCAATGCCAAGGTCGCCAAGAAAACGAAGAAGAACGCCATCCGTGTAGAGGCATTCCCGCCCGATCAGCTGCGGATCAAGCGTGATTGGACTTCTCCGCTTCTGGGTGAATGCCCCTATGTTGCCCGGGTGATGGAAGTCACACTCTCGGATCTGAAGTCCATGGGCTTCAAGAGCGTGACGGCTGATGAGCTTCGGTCTTCCGATGCTCCTGAAGGTCTGGAAGAGGCTTATCGCAAGACTCGCGTCAACGGCATGGACACCGACGACGAAGAGGGCATTGATGAAAGCCGGGTTACCGGGTATCTGCGCATCGAGTTTGTGCTGGTGGATCAGGATGGGGATGGAATAGCCGAGAGGCGCCTTGTCTATCGCCTGAACACCAAGATCCTGAGCAACGAGGAAACAGACCACGTTCAGATTGCCACGACAAGCCCCATCCTGAACACGCATCAGTGGGACGGGATGAGTGTGGCAGAAATCGTCAGCGACATCCAGAAGCTCAAGACCGAGCTAACCCGCAACACTATCAATGCTGCGAATCTTGCGGTCAACCCGCGCAAAACGGTGCTCACGGATGGCCAGGGCGCACCTTTTGCGAACATGGATGATCTGCTGGATTACCGCATCGGCGGAATCGTACGGCAGACCCGCCCGGATTCTCTGGGTGTAGA